TCCAGCGAAGTTTCATTAAGATCCGCCGCAGTGCTTGGTGTGTTGCTGTTGGTGCCACCCGAGACCAGCGGGTGCGACGTGCTAAACAGAGCTTGGCCGTCACCGTAAGTGACAGCACTATTGAAACCCTGATTCAACACGTACGCAGCCTTGACCTGCTTTGTGTACGCCATAGCACGAGCAAGCGCCTTGGTATAACGAGTGGACAGCGAATCGTACAGGTTATCCTCAACCGCCTCTTCGGTGATCGAAAAGCCCATAGCGATAGTCTCGTGGTTGTAACGAGCGGTCCAAGCTTCCTGCGCGTTATCGTACGCAATCGCCTGACCTTCGTTCTTCACCGGAGCCGCGCTGAACCCAGACAGCTTGGTTTCCTCTTCAAAGCTACGCTCCGAAGATTCGGTTTCATAAATCTCCTTGTGTTCCTCACCGTATCGGTTGTATTCCATACCGAATAAAGCATTAAGACCAGGAAGGAGTTCCTTAAGTAATTGGGCGCGTGAAATTGCCATTTCTTATTACTCCTTAGCTAGCAACGGCAGCGCCGGTAGCGTTGTAGTACGAATGCCAGCCAAAATTGAACTTGACCAGCACCTCCGGTGAGCCACTAAAGGTCAGCGTAGTAGCCGACGCTAAATTGACCGCAACCTGTAAGGTGACAGTAGTCCCACTAACGCTAGCAACGTAGTTACCCGCCGAAATGCCCGTCCCAGTGACCGACATATACGGGAAAATATTGGTGTTTGCTGCGGTAATGGTGACGGAAGTGGACGAGCCAGAGGTCGTGCCGGAAGCAGTGGTGCTCACCACAGAAGCCGGAACGGTACCGATAACGCGCATGATCTTGGCTGAAGCCGCTGGAGCGGCGCCGCCAACAGCAACAGCGGAATCTCCGGTCGAAGTCGAACCGGTGTTCTGGATAAGACCGACGTTCTTACCCACCGCCCACTGACCAGCGTACGCCAGAGTGGTGCTAGCGCTGCAAAGCGCGGCCTGATAGATAGTATCCGGATCGTCACTCACGTAAGCAACGGCATCGGTTGCGGCAGTGCTCGCCAACCAATATTGGTAGCGATTCTTGCCGTAGATAGGACCACTAGAACTAGTGTATTCACAACCAAGGAACACACCAACAATACCAGCGGTAGCCGAAGTACCAGAGGTGGTGCCATTCTTGACGATGGTGCCATCGGTGGTCAGTTCAACAACATCACCATAAAAGATGCTGCTACTGTAACCATTTGCAATGGAAAACATGCGCGTAGAACCGGCAAACACCTGCCCGCCGATCAAATTGACCGGACGCAGCCCGTAGGGGGCACTGACAGTGGGATAAGCCATGATTAGCTCCTAATTAAATTATTTCTCGACAAGGCCCCTACCAAAAGTGACCTTAGATCGCTTTTCCTTAAACAATGGCATACGTGGATCACTCTCACGCATGTAATTATTGTCAACTGATTGAACCTGAGCTTCCGTCTGGTTGTTGTAGTGAGCATTGCGTTGCTCTACAAACTCCAAAGGAGTCTTACACAGAATAAGACCACCAGTCTCAATAGCATCAGGAAACCGACTATTGGGGTCGGCCATAGTGAATACTTCGGGATGTTCAGACGCTTTTACGGGTTCCCAGCCTTCCCGAAATTTAGATGAGACATTATTACCGTCTGCGGTGCCCATCAGGCTACAACGAATCCAACGATAAGCATAGCCGGGTTCTTTGTTAACCTCTGGCAAGAGGCTCGGAGGAGCCCAACTCGTCGGCCTAACTTGTGCGTCACGGGTATTTAAATCCCGCGGAATTCGATTATCAGCCATTGATATCACCGTTTAATTTGACCAATTCTTTAGCGTATTGTTCCGGAGTAATTCCTAATTTCTTTGCTAATGCTACTTGCGTAGTGGTAAGCGTAATCTTACGTGCGCCGGTAGTCCTCTTAGCAGATCCAACTACGGTGACCTGCCTCTGCGGCTTCCTATCCGTAGTCTCAAATTCTTCGGGAAACCTACGACGAATTTCTTTGTCAATTCGCGCATAATATTCATCCGAAGTAGTATCTACACCTTCATCTACTAAAGCTGCATGTAACCCGTAAGCCATGCTGGTCATGATTTGGTTTTCGCCAAACCAACGATTGCGCTTTCGCCACGCGTCCGCTTTGGGATCGACCTTTGGAGCCTCTTCCCTAACGGGGGCCATACTCCACCCGTCTTTAGAATCTATATTTACACCTTTTCTTTCGGATTGTAAAGGGGTTTCTTCAGTATTCGTATACTGCGGCTGATATGCCTCAACCTGCCTTAGATTGAAGACCGCCGCAGCAAGAGCCGCTTGCGTCTCGGCTATGCGGTCAGAATCTCCAGAATCGTGCGCTTCCTTAAGATCTCGCTTGGCAACATCTAATTCACGCTCGTACGCCTGCTTAGCAGTTCCGACATACGCTTTTTCGCCGGTATGTAGATTCTGCTTTAGTCGCTTATTTTCCTCAGAAAATCTACGCAATAAGGATACAGCTTCTTCACGTTCGCGAAGAGCGGCTTCTTTAGCACGCCTTTCGTCATGCCAAACTTTCTTAAGCTGCTTGGCTTTCTCCTTAGAGAATTCTTCTAGTTCATCATCTTCGAGGTTCTTTACTATATCCTCCGGCATTGGATCTCGCCCACGATCTTCTTCTGGAGTATCGTCCTCAACTTCGATATCGAATTCATCGTCGAAGTTATTTTCGGTGTTATTTGGCTCGTTCTTGTCAGTCGCCATGTTGAATCTCCTTAACTCCTATGAATTCCACGCGGGTCTTCTACTATTGCTTCGACACTATCATCGTTAATAAGTCGGAAAGATCTGCCATGAATACTTACGCGCGAACCGGTATGCGGTCGCACAAGAATAAAGTCCCCTTCTTTGCAGTATGGACCGTTAGGAAATCTGGATTGATCCTTGTAACAATCCGGACCCAGAGAAACCACGAATAACACCGTGGTCATAAATTCTTCGTCCTTAACGGTTTTCTCTGCTTTTAGAAGCCCACCATCAAATTTAGCTTCTATATCAGGAATTGCACACAAGATCTTGTATCCTGAAGGCTTAGGCAGTTGTGATGCCTGCTGTTCATCGACCATTAATTAGCCTCCAATTTAGATATTAAATCAATAATATGTCGTTTAGCCTTTAATAACCCCTGCAGAACACCGCAACTATGGCGGTATTCTGCATGGTCTACTAAAGCCCCATTGGCGATATCATCCTTGATATTGCCAATATCTTTATCTATCTCATCTAGCAAATATTCTAATTCGCCCATCACCTTCTTTCCTTATTCCTATTCATCTGGCGTTCTGCGGCATCAACACCAAACTTAAAGCCTTCAGCAAGCTGCCGATCCTTAGACTCCTTCCGCTTATCCGCCAAACCCAGCCTCTTAAGCTCTAACTCCTGTTCGGCAAGATCAAGCTCCGCGCTCTGCTTCTTAGCCTTAAGGTCGAGGTCTCTCGCTCGTAAATTAAGCTCTTCTCGCTGGATAATATTGAGCGGATCTTGCGCGTCCTGCGCCTGCTGAGCCTGTTGCGCCTCGGCCATGTTCTTCTGCACAAGCTGCGCGGACGCCTGCGCCACTAACCTCGAAATTTGAACCTCAACTTCTTCTGGAAGTTTCGTATCCGGCGGGGGAAGCGCAACACCTAACTGTTCTTCAATCTGTCTACGATACATAAACGCCATATGCTCATTTACATGCGCCATAGTTGCGGCGAATATATTCTGAGCAGAGGGGTTATTCTCCATGACAGACTGAATTTTGGGATCGTGTCCCATCGACATATGCGTAGCGATATGTGCATTGTGGTCCTGATAAATAAACGCCTTGACGGGTTTGGCAACAAGCAGGTTCATGTTCTCAGACACCGGGTCCATCGGCTTGATTTCTTCCTCGGAGGGAAGGATATTTCCTATATTTTTAACTCCCAGAACTTCTAACATCTGCTTGTGGAGTTCCGGCATGTCATAAATCTGTGGTGCAGATTGAGAAAGCTGCATGACTGCCTGCCACTGAGTCACTTTCTGTGCCATTGTACTTACGTTAGGATCAGATACCGGCAAGATATCGACCATATCGTAATCCGATTTCTTAGACTTCATCCCCCCGTGTTCGGGTTCGTAGTTATAGGAATCTGGCGTAAAATCTCGGATCATCGCCGCAATTAACCGAAGTTCTCGCTTCATAGCGTAGTGCACACGAGAATGCACAGACGACATCACCTTAAGCGTACGTTCCAAAATAGCGAGTGTAGTACCCACCGGGGACTGCGAAGACATATCCGATATCTTCAAGTCGGTAGTGCTTGCGAACTTCCGACCTTCCTCCACGATAGTACCTAGAAGCTGGTACAACACCTGACTCGGCTCCTTGTACGGGAGCGTCATAATGTTATCTTTAATCGTCCCACTTGTGACATCTACGTCACGGAATTCTCCGGGGGAGATCGGTGTATCGTCACCCTTAATACGCATACCGCGAGTCTTAAAGCCACCCGGAAGATTAGACAGAGTACCTGCGTCAACCAACTGCCGAATAAGTGAAGTACCGGACTTGGCAAACGAACCTAAAAGGTGCACCAAACCAAATGCGTAGAAACCAAACCCCGGAATATAGGGATAATGCACAAAGTGTTCCCGCTTCAACTTGCGTGTATCATCAGGAGACCAATTGCGATAGACTGACAGTACGGTATTGGTACCCTTCTCTATAGTAATAATGTACGGCAACGCAATACTGCCCATCTCCAACTTTGCGTCGTCCTTAATCATCGGGTCTTCGTACCCATATTCCGACAAATCAACCTCGACGTGCATCTCAAGCAACCTGAATCGATCATCCGAAGTTGCCGTGAACCCTAAGTTTTCCGCAATCTTCTTCTCTACGCCATCCAAATCACCCTTACGTGGTTCCCCTAGATCTACATCTCGATAGAACCCTCCAGCCTGTAACTTGAGAATTTCGTTCTTAGTTTTACGCATCACATGCGTGATGCGCTCGGCCGTATCAAGATTAGACGCGCCGTAAGGAACAACGAGGTCTTCCGCAGGTACATAAATCGACACCTGTCGATCAATCGCGGGGTCTAAGTACACTTTTTTGAACGCATTACCGGATAAACCAAGGCCCCATAACATTCTTTCATGTTCGGGGCGATATTCCGTCATGACTTCCGTCAATTGGAAATTCATATCATCCCGCACATTCTCTGCAGCTTTGACTTTATCCGGAGTCTCCTTACCGATTATGCGGGTCTTAACGGGACCGGCCGCGGGGAACGTCTCCATAATAGTTTCGGCTTGAAACTTAACGAGCGCCTCCGATAACAACGGATGAAATACTCCACATGCACCTGACCACGGCTCCGTACGGTTTTCTATACGAAGGCCCAATAATTCGAGTCCGTCTACGTAGGTCTGCAGCCAATCTTTACGCGACGAAACATCTCCATCAAACTCTCCAATTAAATTACCTGCAATAGTCGCAAGCGTGGAGTTTGATATATCTTCTGCAAGGTTCTTATAGAACTCTTCGGTTTCCGGATCATCTTCATTAATAATGGGTTCCCCAAGCAACTCGGCTAACTTAAACTCTGCGGAGGACGGCTCGTCATTATTTTCTTCGCCCGGAAGTTTTGATCCGTCATCGATAATCTCGACTTCAATATCGGTATCAGTATCTAAGTTCATATATGCACCTTATAAAGAAGCTTCCGAATTATCCGGCACCGATTTCAATAATACGGCTTACGTTGTGGATTATTATATCGAGTGTAAGTCAAAAACTCGTCCTCTACGGCATCTAGTGTAGTACGGATATATCCTCCGCGCCTGAATCGTGCGAGTGCCATAGAAACAGAATCAACGTAGTCATCATGCTCCCCAGCAGGAAAACTTGCAACTTCTTCAATCACTTCTTCCGCCCACCGCGTCTCCGGTGCCCATACTCTTCCCGAAGCAAATATATCAGAAACTGCATTCAATCGTGAAATCTTGTCGTTACTTTTGGTCGGCGTAAAATCCTGCACGGGGATGCCCATAGCACGAAGTTCGTAAATTAGTGGTGCTCCGGACGCTTTCTTCTCTATAATGACTCCATCGGGCTGCCATTCATTATATTGATCAATAGCAACTCGTTTAAGCTCAGGGAACTCCATTCGATCTCGGAACGCATTAAGGAGGATAATGTTCGCTTGCGGTAGGCCCCGCTCCGACTTGTGAAGCTCTATGTTGGTACCGTCGTCGTTCATATAAAACACACCCCACGTCGTGCACGCTGTGTAGTCTGCACGATTGTGTTTCTCGAACGCGGTATCCCAACTCATTAATATAAACTCGCAGGGAGGTGGGCTGTCCTTGTCCCATACGTTCCACCACTCTCTTTTAATAATAGCGGACACCTCGCTCGTCGGCTCCTGCATGTACTGAGCCGTCCACTTAGCATGCGGAAGCTCATTTCTTAATACCTCTAACTCCTCCAACGGCCAAAACTCCGGCCACAAGGGATTACCACTTGGCATAATGGCGGGAAAATCGATTACTTCCCACTCTTCGCCGTCGCGTTGAGCTGCAGCTT